GCACTGCGGCCAAAAGCCTCCAAGCCGCGCTAGGGGCCTGTGTTGGGCGTGCTATTACGAGCCGGGCGTTCGATGGCAATACGCAAAAGGCGCCGGACGTCGCGGGCATTCTGCAGTGTCTGTGTCCGCCAAAGACCTAGCTGCTTTCTTAGGGTGGTACGTGGCCGAAGGATCGTGTTGTGTTGCACATCCACAAGGAAAGGGAAAAACGTATCGCGTCACCATTTCGCAAAATCCTGGCGTTAAGCGAGACTCGATCTGCAAACTGCTTGACAGGCTTCCGTGGAAATACCACGTGCAAAAGTTTGGCGTTGTCGTGTCCAACGAGCAAGCCTATAGGTTGGTGTGCGAGCTTGGAGACTCATACACAAAGCAAGTTCCTCAGTGGATCAAAGATTCAAGCCCGGACGTCATTTCGGAATTTGTTCGTTGTGCTGTCGATGGCGACGGTTGGAGGCAACGAGACGGTGAGGCCTACGCAACGGTTTCTCCGCAGCTATCAGATGACATGCAGGAGCTGTACCTCAAGCTGGGGTGCGGCGTGTCCGTAAGCGAGCGAGCTCCAAAACCATACTGCATCGACGGCCGCTCTGGCCAAGCGACCACAAAGCAATATCACGTTTTCCGTTCGCGGAAACGGTTTGCATTGCTTCGGGACTATCGCAATAAGCCAAATTTTCACCGCGTTCCCTACGCAGGACGCGTCTACTGTGCATCGGTTCCCAACGGAACTCTGATTGTCCGGCGAGGCGGCAAGGTGGCTGTTTGCGGAAATTGCCTTGTCGGCTCCGCGGTGGCCGCATCGATCCAAGGTGTGCAGCCGTCATCAACCGAGGCAGGCGGCCGCAAGCGGCGGAAGGTGGAGCTTCCCAAGGGTGCCGGCGGGAAAATTACCATCAAGCCGATGGCACGATAACACCACACCCCCTCTCTCTCTGAGGCTGGTGAGCGGTAACGTCGGTGCATGGCATCAGACGATCGCACCAACGCTATCGATCAATCGGCTCAGGGGCCGAAGCGCGTCCGCACCGACGCGGGCGAGGCTGAGGCTCACGATCTCGAGCAGCAGATCGCAGCCGACAAGTACCTCGCGGCCAAGGCCGCGGCCAAGAACGGCGGGAATCGCGGCCTCCGGTTCAACCAGTTGATTCCTCCGGGGAGCTTCTGATGGGCCTGCTCGACTTCTTCAAGGCGGCGCCGAAGCCAGCACCAATCTCCCCTCCAGGGCGATCGGTGCGGGCGCGGATCGACATCGCCGAGCAGGGCGATGACTATAAGCATTGGGCGAACGCCGATTGGTTCTCGATGGACGGCGAGCTCACCGCCGTTCGGCGACGCACCATCCGCAACCGAGCCCGATACGAGCGGCTCAATAACAGCTACCTCGCCGGCATCGCCGACACGCTCGCGAATGACTTGATCGGCACCGGGCCGCGGGTGCAGATCGACACCGGGGACTCCGCCGCCGACAACGCGATTGAGAAGGCTTTCGGCCGCTGGTGCAATGCGATCTATCTGCCGTGCAAGCTGCGGACAATGCGGCAGTCGAAGCTTATCGACGGTGAGGCCTTTGCGCAATTCGTGACGAATCCGCGGCTCGACGGCGTCCAGTTGGATATCCGCCTGATCGAGGCGGAGATGATCGCCACGCCAATCGGCCTGTTGATTCCAAACACGACGCCGGAAGGCTCAATCGTGGACGGGCTCGAATTTGACGAGTACGGGAATGTTACAAATTACAAGCGGCTGAAATACCATCCCGGCTCAAATTTCCGGATCAGCAACTTCGAATTTGATCGGATCGAAGCCAAGTACATTATCCATTGGTTCAAACAAATCCGCCCGGCAATGCACCGCGGAATGAGCGAGATTGCACCGGCTCTCCGGCTTTTCGGAGATATGCGGCGTTACACCTCAGCTGTGGTGGCCGCGGCCGAGACGGCCGCTGATTTTGCGGCGTTTTTGAAAACGAATTCGCCGGCCGCTGAGGTGGATGAAGTCGAGGCCTTCGCTTCTATGGAGATTCAGAAGCGGATGATTACCACCTTGCCCGACGGCTGGAACATTGAGCAGCTCAAGGCCGAGCAGCCGACAAACACATACGCGATGTTCAAAAAGGAAATGCTGAACGAGCTCGGCCGCTCAATCGGCCTGCCGTACAACATGACGGCTCTCGATTCATCTGGATACAACTACGCCTCCGGCCGGATGGATCACCAGCTCTATCAGCAGACTATCCGAACCGAGCGTGACGAGCTGCAACACGTGGCGCTTGATCGCATCCTCGTCGCCTGGCTGGATGAGGCGGTGCCTCTGGGCCTGATCCCTCGCGGCCTGCCTCCAATCGCGGAGTGGAACTGGGCGTGGACTTGGGACGGCCGCGAGCATGTCGATCCGGGCAAGGAAGCCAACGCCGCCGAGACGCGGCTTCGCACGCACACCACCACCCTCGCTCACGAATATTCCAAGCAAGGCAAAGACTGGCAGGTAGAGCTCCAGCAGCGTGCCAAAGAATTGGCACAAATGCGAGCCCTCGGCTTGCTTGTCGATCTTGAGCCAAGCACCAACTACACCGGGCCGAGTGCCGGCGAAGAAGAAGGGGGCGAGCAATGAAGGTAAGCACCGCACAACAAATGGCCACCGTGGCCGCCGCGAAGAAAAACCATCTGGCCATCCAGGCGGAATTCAGCGTGGCCGCTGCAATGGACTCGGCCGGCCAGCCAACGGCGCCGACGTTTTCGCTTGTGGGATACACCGGCGCCGCGATCAAGCAATTCTGGAGCCGCAATCCGCTGGTGGTGGATCTCGCCGGAATGGACACCGGCAGCGGCGTGCTTCCGATCCTCTACGGCCACGATGCCAGCCTTGACAGCGTGCTTGGGCAGTCGTCTACGACGATCAACGACGGCCGGCAACTGGTGCTCTCTGGCGATTTGTTCGGAGCAAGTCAGACGAGCGATCAGGTGCTCATGCTCGCGAAGCGCGGGATGAAGTTCCAGGCCTCCATCGGGGCCGACATCAACCGCATCGAAAACATCTCGGCCGGCGAAAAAGTCATGGTTAATGGCCGCGAATTCGCCGGGCCGATCTCCGTCGTGCGGAACTCCAAGCTCCGCGAAGTTTCGATTGTCCTGATGGGTGCAGATCCCGCAACATCTGCCGCGATCGCTGCGGAAGCGAGTGAGGATTCGAGTATGGCGGACAACGCCACCAACGAGCCGGCCGACAAGGTCGAAGCCGCGGCGAGCGTCGCCACGGAACCCACTCCCGCTGTCGTGGCGGCTGCCACCGATGGCACTGCTGAAAAGATCAGCGGCCTTGAAACGAAGCTGAACGCAGCACTCGAAAAGCTCGAGGCCATCGCGAAGGTTGAGGCGGCACGCAGTGCTCGCCCGGCCGGCCCTGCCATTCACACCGTGGAGGCCTCTGTGGACAATCCAGAAGTCGTTCTTGCCGCGCTCTGCTCGCAGGCCGGCCTGCCCCGAATGGAGGCCGCTTTCGACGCAAAGACGTTGGAGGCCTCCGACAAGATCCGGCGGGAGGTGGGCCTGCAAACCATCATCCTCGCGGCCGCCAACGCCAACGGCTACACCGGCAGCCAGCGGCTCAACTCCGGCAATCTGCCGGCCGTGATCCAAGCATCGTTCGCTTCGCATCAGCTTGCTGACATGCTGTCGAATCTGGCGAACAAGTTCCTCCTCAATGGCTTCAATGCCGTTGAGCGGACTTGGGAAAGGATGTCGGCGATTCGCAGCGTGAACGACTTTAAGGTGATGAACCTGCTGCGGCTCAACGGCGATCTGAAGTTCCAGAAGCTCGGCAACGCCGGTGAACTGAAGGTGGCCAAGGTTTCGGACTACAAGCGTACGCTTGCGGCTGATACCTACGGCATCTCGACGCAGATCACGCGACAAGACATGTACAACGATGATCTGTCGGCTCTCTCGCTGATTCCTCAGCGAATGGGCCGCGGTGCGGCGTTGGCCATGAACGAAGCGATCTGGGCTGAGTTCCTGACCAACAACAGCAGCTATTACCAGACGATCACGCCGGCTGCTGGCAATGCTCTGTCTTACACGAGCCTGTCGTCCGCTACCGTGGCGTACAACAAGTTGAACGATCCGGACGGCAACCCCTTGTCGATCCCGGCTCGCCTGCTCCTCGTGCCTCCGACGCTCTATCTGACGAGTAAGCAGCTGATGACGAGCAATCTGTTGCTCGCCTCCAGCCTGGGCAGCACCAGCAGCAAGAGCTTCGATCCAGCCAGCAACGTGCTGATGGGAGAGTACGAAGTCGTGAAGAGCAACTACCTCGAGACGGTAAAGGATTCGAGCGGCAACTCGCTCGGTTCTGCGTCCACGTGGTGGCTGGCTGCGGACGGTGCGGATCTGCCGGCGATCGACATTGCTTTCCTCAACGGACAGCAGCAGCCGATCATCGAGCAGGTGCTCCCCGATTCCGACAAGCTCGGCATCGTGCTCCGCGGCTACTTCGACTTCGGCGTCACCAAGGGTGAGCCCTTGGCCGTTCTCCGCGTCGCGACTTCATGATCGGCTCCGTAATCGCAGCCGGGAGGGCGAGCAACCAGCCGCCCTCCCGGCATGACGAGCTTTCAATTCACATTTCACAATGAGGTGCCTAAATGGCTTCGACTGGCCCAGGTTATTTTCAGAATGGTGATCTGCTCGACTACGTGGCTCCGGCCGACGTCGGCGCAGGTCAAGTGGTGGTTCTCGGCTCGTTGGTGAGCGTGGCCGTGAGGCCGATCTCCTCCGGCAAGATCGGTGGCGTGGCGGTGGAGGGCGTATTCGCTCTGCCGTGTGCCACGGGTGCCACCGGCGCCCAGGGCTCGGTGGTGTACTACTCGACGGCCTCGGGCGTCGCCAATGACACCACCGGCACCTACGCCGGCAAGTTGGCCTACGATCGGGCCGCTGCGGATAGCACCGTGAAGGTGCTCCTCAACGTCGGCCGCTGATTCTGGTTCGCATCATCCGCCGGCGGCGTGCATCTGCCGCCGCCGGCGGACTTCTTTTCCGGAGGTGGCCGTGGATCTTCTCCGCAGCGGAACCAGCTGGCTCGCCGACACGCTCAACGCGTCGGCCGGCTACGCCGTCACTTACCGCCGGGGGAGCAATTTCGCGAGCGTCATCGCTACCATCGGCAAGAGCCTGTTTGAGGCCGGCTCGCAGTCAGGCGTGATCGAATCGTTTGAGAGCCGCGATTACCTGCTGAGGACTGAGGATCTCCCGTTCGGCGTGCCGCAGCGAGGCGATCTGATCCTTGAATCCACCGGCGGGATCGTCACCACCTACGAGGTTTCCACGCCGCGAGGCGTGCCGCTTTTCAGATACGCCGACGCCTTTCGCACGATGGTACGGGTTCACACCACGATGAATGCAAACTCTGGCACGATCCCGGCCACGCTCCTCGCTCGGGCAGTCGGCGCCAGCAGCTCGGCCGCCGCCACCGACGCCGAGATCCTCGCTCTGCATGTCGATCTCGCCGCCTCGTCTGCTCTCTCGCGGACGGTAACGGCCAGCTCGGCCTACCTCTACGTGGCTCTGCCGAATTCGTTTGGCACGCCGACGCTCAAGGTGAACGGCATCGTATCCTCCGCCTGGAGCACCTCCACGCGGAGCATCACGTTCAGCGGGCAGGCCTCCACAGCCTACACAATCTGGCGCAGCACCTACGCGATCACCGGCACCGCTCTCGTGGAGGTGTTGTGATGCCAACGGGAATCGCCGGCCAAAACGTGATCGCTCCGGTGGTGCCGTTTTCTACGGGCGATTCCTACCCGTCGCATCTGGCGATCTACGGCCAGGGCGGGCTCCGCTCGGTGGCGAATGTTACGGAGCGTGACGCGATCCCGCCGCTGCGGCGGGAGGCCGGGATGCTCGTGTGGGTGGCCTCGCTGGCCGTCTACCAGCAGCTCGGCAGCGATCTGGCCACGTGGAGCACCATCAGCCTCCAAGGGCCGACAGGCGCTACGGGTGCGAGCGTTACCGGGCCGGCAGGCTCGGCTGGCGCCGCGGGTGCCACCGGCAGCACAGGAGCTGCGGGTGCAGTTGGAGCCACGGGAGCAAGCGTTACCGGGCCTACCGGCCCGGCCGGCTATATTGGCCGCGACGGCGCCACCGGAGCCACGGGAAGCACGGGTGCGGCCTCAACTGTGACGGGGCCGACAGGCAGCACAGGAGCCACCAGCACAATCACCGGGCCGACAGGCGCCACGGGCTCCGCGGGAGCGGCATCGACAATCACCGGCCCAACAGGCAGCACCGGGGCGGCATCCGTTGTCACGGGGCCTACCGGAGCCACGGGGGCCGCTGGAGCGGCGGGGGCGGCCTCAACAATTACCGGACCCACTGGCAGCACGGGTGCGGCTTCCATTGTCACGGGGCCAACGGGAGCCACGGGGCAGCAAGGCTCCGCCGGAGCCGCAAGCAATGTAACTGGGCCAACTGGAAATACAGGCCCGGCCGGAGCCGCGTCAATTGTCACCGGCCCAACTGGCAATACCGGCCCGCAATCCACCGTTACCGGCCCTACCGGAAATACTGGTGCTCAGGGCTCCGCCGGATCCGCATCGACGGTATCCGGGCCGACGGGTAGCACCGGCCCCACGGGCAGCACGGGTGCCACGCCGACAAGCCTGCCTTATTCCTCGCTCACCGGCACGCCGACAACATTTGCGCCAACGGCACACGCCAGCAGCCATGCAAGCGGCGGGGCGGATGCAATCAGCATCGCCGCATCACAAATCACAAGCGGTACTCTTGCTGACGCCCGGCTTTCCGCCAACAGCCAGAACGCCACAAACCTTTACCTCTGGAGTTCATTCCGTTAATGGCCGCATCACCAGTTTTTGCCGTCACGCCGCGCATCGGCTCAGTCTCGGTCGCCACCGCAGACGCTTCCTACACCGCGCCGACAAACGTCGGCACGCTGATCACCGGCGCTTCCTCCG